TGCTTGTTGTCCAAAGTTAAATGGATTTGCTTGTTTATAAATAGGGGGTAATGCTGTCTGTGGCATTTGTGAGCCTCTAAGAATATTTGCTAAATTAGACTGTTGTTGCGTTGCTATTGCTTTTGGTAACGCACTAGGAGTAGATTTTAATATATTACTTAGTATTGCAGGCTTTGATGGTGTAGGTGTAGTCTCAGGATTTTTTTCATCTTGTAAAGGATAATTTTCTTCAAATGGTGTATAAGGTTTTTCACCTGTAACTGTTAATTCCCCTGCACTTAAATTAGGTTGATTTACAGGATTAACATTATTTCCTATATTTGATCCAATTATCCCACCACCAATTTGCCCTACATTTGCACCACCTGAATCTACACCATTAAAATTAGGTGTTGTATCAGGTGTTCCAATAGTTACATTTTCAGGTGCTACATCTATTAATCCAGGATCTAAGTAAGCCTCATTTTGTAAATTACTAGGAATATTAGGCAATCCTAATGATTCGTCTACAGTTGCATTACCTATTGATACACTAGGATTTTCTGTTACTAAACTAGTTGGCCCTGTCAATTCTGTAGGATTACCAAACTCTTTTAACATTTGTGCTAATCGTGTTGCATCGTCAGAACTAGCCAAGTTGGTCATTGCTTGACCTGTATACATATCATCGGCTGTTAATGGGTCTGCACCTTCAGCACCAGCACCACCTAATCCATAAGATAACGCTGCACTTGTTGCCAATCCTAAAGGATTAAATTGACCATCTACAGCTTGTTTTAATGCACCTAATCCTGTATTTAAAGCTATATTGCCACCAACAGTTCCAAGTCCTGTAGCACTTCCTAACGCTGCACCAGCACCTAATGCTGTAGCACCAAGACCACCCATTGTTATTAAGCCTTTAATACTATCTTTAATAAAGTTTAGGCTATTGTTTGCATGACTGTTATATTGTGATTGTTGCTCGCTAACTATAGGATTAACAAAGCCTTTAGGGTCTGTAGATACAAAATTAGTAAAATATCCACTTGAGTTAGGGTCATCTGCAGCTATTGAATAAATCCCTTTATTAGGGTCAATAGGAATAACTTGTTGATTAACTACATTACCTGTTACTGAATCTCTTAACTCGTAACTAGTAGATTCTGTATAACCTTGATCTTCTCCTGTACCTCTTGAAATTTTAGGTGCAATGTATAACTGACCACTATTAATTTGATCTACAACTTGTTTTTGATTAGCATTACCTTCGTTAAAAGTGTTTATGCCTTGACCAACTTGTGATTCTCTAGTTGCTGTAAATCTTGTAGGATCTTCATAATATCTTTGAGCAACAGAGGCATCCATAGGGTCAAATATACGACCACCTTCTCCATCATCCCTATACTTACCCCATTCAGCAAAATTACCTGACATTCCTCCCTCATTTTCAACCCTGTTTTTAGGTCGAAATTGATAACCTTGTTGCTGGAGGTATTCGTCTAGTGTCACTTAGCCACCTAAATTGTAAAAATTATCTAAATAATTAGGGTCAAGATTAGAAGTAAAGTCATAACCTGCTAAAGGATCAGTAAGCATACCACCTGTACCTGAACCATAAAATGTATTATCTAAACCAATAGACTTTAAGAAGTCTTTATCACCTGTAATTGCAGACCCTCCACCACCAAATAATGAGTTCCACAATCCTGAACCACCTATTGCATCTAATCCTTTTGAACCAAGATTATATAGTCCACCTAATGCACTATTTTGACCTGTACCACCTAAAATTGCACTTGAGCCTAGCCCTGCTAATCCACCTAAAAGTGATGATCTTTGAGCTGCTTCAGCGTTTGCTCTTGCAATATCTGTAGCGTTTTGACTTGTATATGCACTTAGATAATCAGGCCCTGCTACTGTTGCTTGGTTATAAGGAGTTACATAGCCTGGTGTTGCTAGATTACGAATATTTGCTGCAGTTGTATTCTGTAGTCCTTGTGCTTGTAAACCTGTTTGCATACCACCAACAATAGCACTTGTTAGAGCATCATTTTGAGTTTGACCTAACAATGTTTTAGCACGATTGTAAGCCTCAGAGCCAGGCATAATTCCTTGATTAGCTAACTGTGCATCAAGAGCCTCTCTTGCTTGAGATTGTTGTGGTGCTAACCTTTGCATAATTGCATTGGAGTAAGTATCGCCAGGGTTAATTCCATACATCGGATTTGCTTGTGATGCTTGTAATCCAGCTAATGAACTTTGAGTAAGTTGTTGCAACTCAGGGCTTAACTGTTGATTAGCACTCCAAATAGGGTTACCTTGAGCATCTGTACCTGTTTGTTGATAGCTTAGACTTCCGTAAGGTGTTTGTTGATTAACTCGATTTGCTGAAGTTGCTTGTAATGCACCACCTAAATTACCTTGAGCATTAGCCTGTGCAGCTTGAACAAAAGGGTTAGTAGAAGTAAATTGACCTGTCTGTGGTTGTCCAAAAGGTGTCTGTCCTAAGAAATTAGGTTGCACAGTTTGAGTATTTACAGGATTGCTAGGTTGTTGTTGCATAGGCTGTTGCATAGGTTGTGGTTGAAATATTTGAGGAAGAGGTGAATCTCGATAAATTTTAGGTTGTTGTGGGTTACCTTGATTAAAACCAGTTTCATTTACGGGTTGTGGGTACTCGTAACTTCCACCTTCACTATTTCTTGTGCCATCAGGTAAGGTACTTGCAGGATTAAATTGACCTAAAGGTCGACCTATTGGTGGCATATTGCCTTGAGGTTGTCCCCCTCCAACTTGATTCATTGGACTAGTGTACTGAGGTTGTTGCATAGGAGGCAACATATCATTTTGTGGTTCGAATTGATTATAGTTTTGACTAGACCAATCATTCCAACCTTGCGTACCACCTTGATTTGCATAATTTTGCCATCCAGCAAATCTAGCTACATCACTTGGATTTTCTATATATTGTCTTTGATTTTGATTCATAGGACTAGTATATTGAGGCTGTCCTTGTTGAGGTTGTTGTCCTAACCCCATTAGCCCTTGACTTTGATCAAATAAACCCATAACTCTCTCCTGTTAAAAGAAACCAAGTTATCGGTTTTAACGATTATACTCGATTTTCTTAAAAAACTATATAACTCCACCAGCTTCCATTACGAAATCGGTAGATGTCCAATGCACTTCAATTCCTTGACTTGCAATACTTAAATTTAACCCTGCACAATAACCAATTCCTGTTACTCCTTGCCAATCTTTGTTAATTGTCAATGTTCCACCCCATGTTGCTTGATCCCATAACGCTGTATCCCACTTACCTATCGAATAAGCACCAGGGTTAAACTGTACTGCACCTAGATTATTTTGTTGTTGAAAATCTGTCGATACATTGCATAAAACAGTCGGTACACCATTATCTGTTAAGAGCATAGGTCTTACCATTGTGAATCTTTTTTGTTGCCCTCTAGTATCGAAATAGCTATATGCTTGTTGAACTTGACCTGTTATGTTGTTGCCATTATCTGCGTTTGTATCCCAAAATTTACCTACATAGCCATCACCACCAAAATACATCTCACTAGAACTCATCTGAAAGGTATAAGCCTCAATACCTGTAAATTGTCCCCATGACTTTGTAATTGTATGCATAACATATTGTTGCATCCCTGTATCTGTGGGAATGTTTAATATAAGCATATTCTCACCAGCGTAATACGAAATCTGCCAATTAGGTAAACTTGAGAAAAGACTAGCTGCTTGACTTACAGCATAGTAAATCTTGTCTGTAAGATTAACTCTAGGGTCAAGTCGTGATGACTGTAAAGCACTAGCAAGTGGTACAAGTCCGTCTTGAGTTAGTAATAAAACATCACCACCCCACTTAAAAAAGCATCTTCTAGTGAATGTTTGTCCTAATTGCCAGACTCCTTTTAATGCCCAAGTCAATGCACTACTAGGATCAGTACCTAAATAAACGATTGTTTCACCATTAGATGTAACAAATACAGCGTAATCGTCTGCACCCTCACCTGCATCTATTGTCCATGTTGCCATTGCTTGTAAATAGCCACCATTTCTTGCAATACTACCGAAATCTAGCTGACTAGCTGCACCACCGATGCTTTGAACAGGCATATACCAATTATTAAGCGTGTCTTTTTGCGTAAAATACAGTCTGTTTTTAAAGAGATTAACTCCTATAAATGTATTTGAATTTACTCCTGTAATCCCTAAGACTGTGTAAGTTCCTACTGTAGATGCAGAACCACCAGGGTTTGATGCCATTGTATAAGTAAATGTCGTTACACCTGTAACTGTAACTCTAAAGTTTCCATTGTATGCACTTGGAACTGCACCTGTAATTGTGACTTGATT